TAGGTGTATTTAAAAGTTTTTGTAAAACTTTTGTTAATCCACCTAATGCTCCACTGCCACCGCCAACTGCAGCAGCAGCTCCACCTAACATTGATGAACCACCAGAAGCGGCAGCAGCGCCACCAAATTTACCAGCAGCTCCTAAAACAGTACTACCAATCTTAGATTTTCCTAAGACTGATACTATTTTACTATTTCCAGTTATATGTTTAGCTAAAGATCCACCTTTATTTAATACAGTCTGTATTCCTTTACCAAGTTTAGTATTACTTAAACCTGTATTATCCATGAATGCTGAAATCTTTCCAGACCAACCTTCACTAGAACCTTCTTTGGCTCCTTCAGAAATAGCATCTTGCATTTTACTAGTAGATTCATCGTCTAGTTTAAATCCTTTCTTTTTCCAACCCGTAATAGTTGAAACTAATGTGGAAAGTAAACCAAAACGCATTTTATTTTCTTTAGCTCTTTCTTTTTCTTCTTTAGCTCTAGCTTTAGCTTCACGTTGTTCACTGGCTGAATTACCTTCTACACCGTCTTCTTCACCAAGAGCTCTATTTATTTTTCTAGAAGCTTTATCTTTACGATTTTTAGCTTTGTCTAATTTATGATTTTCTCTATCAAGATCTTCATCTCTCATAGCTTCTAACTGTTTCTTTTCAGAAGCAGACATAGAATCACCATATTTAGACATTTCATTTTGGAAACTATTATTTATAGATGAAATATTCGAATTAATAGAATTGATAGATGCTGTTGCAGCTTCTTTATCAAGTTCAGATCTCATCAAACCTTTAAGAGCACGTTTCAGTTTACCATTAAGACGTTTAGCAGATTTGTTAGCATCAAGAATAAATTCAATTTGTTTAGAAGCTTTATGATATTCGTTATCTTTAAAAGCTAATTCAACATCAATACCGAGAGAATCGATTACATCCATTGTAGCTTTTGTCCCACCAAATAATTTAACAATATCAGGATGAACATATTTTTCAATTATAGATAACTCTTCATTAGCATCTTTTTTACGTTTACTGAATAAACTCTTAACACCGTCAATAGATTTCTTAATCATATCGAAACCTGTAACAAGACCCATTCCAACAATACCAGCTACTCCACCTTGTGCTTCATCATCCATATGTTTATCTTTTAATTCACGAATAGCTTTCTTAAAAGGTTGTAATTCTGGATTAGAACTTTGAAGTAAGAATTCTGCTAAATCAGTCATAGTAGTAAAAGATTCGATCTTTTCACCAAAACTAGGATCTTTTTTAGCTATTTCTCCAAGAACTTCACCAAGAGTTTTTTCACCAACTTTTATTTTCTTTAATTTCTTAACTAAAGTGTTCTTAATGAATTTATCAAGATTTTCTTTTCCTCTCTGTTTAGTCCAAGCAACTATACCACCGAATGATTTATCCAATGAAGCTGCAGACTTTTTAAATTTAATTAAATCTTGTTTACATTTGTTTAATTGAGGATTATCATAAGCAAGCAAAATATTGATTTTTTCATCAACAGATTTAGCAGAATTAAGATTTAAAATTAAAGAAGGATCGTTTATTTCAGAAACAATTTGTCCAATAGTTTTACCAGTTTCCTTATTTTTTAACTTGATAAGGTCTCCAGATAAAATTCTATTGATTCATTGCTGCTAATTTTCCACCGATTTTATTTTTAACAGTATCAAGTATCTTATTTTTAAAGTTTCCAAGTATACCTTTTATAGAACCGGAATTACTAAGATCTTCGAGGGCTTTAGCTCTAAATTCTTCAATCTTAAGTTTAAAAGGTTCAAGTTCTTTATAATCTGCGTTTAATAAAATCTTACATTTTTCTGCAGGATCAGGTTCTTTAGCAAGTTTATAATTAAGAACTTGACTATTTATTTCAGCAAGAGTATCTTTTAATTTATTACCCTTAGCATCTTTAATATTAACTAATTCGTTACCAAGAACTTTATTCTGAACAGTAGAAAGTCCACTATAAATTTTCTTACCTAAACCAGCTTTTATACTATTTAAAGTATATTTTCCACTTGTACTATCTTTAAAATCAGAATCGAATTTAGATTTATTAGTATCGTATTGTTTCTGAGCTTCATCAGCAAAAGCTTTTGCTTTAGAAGAACCCATATCTCTAATAATATTGATTTTTTCTTCTACAGATGTAGCTTTAGAGAGTTTATTCATCAATTCTGAATTATTAGTCTCAGACACATATTCACCAAGAGTTTTACCTTTTACAGAAACTCTAGAAAGTTTAGAACCTAAAACTTTAATAGATTTTGAAAGTTCAGATCTATTGAAAGCTGATGTGAAAATGTTTGCTCCGAATTTTAAAGATTTAGCAGCTTTAGAATTCTTTGATTTCATCAATAAAGTTTTGATTTCAGATTTAATCTTATCTTTAGCTTCTTTAGGAGCAGAATCATATTGATTCTTTAATTCACGATATTTAGAACGTTCTTCTTCTGTAAGTACAGTTCTAAAATATTCACCATTTTCATCAATAGGTTGGAATGAATCATGTACAGAATAGAAGTTTTCACCAAGAATTCTGTTACCAAAATTATTGATACCATTAGTAGCTTTATTAAAAGTTCTATAAACACTTTTCATTCCAGGTATTTTTCCCCAAAGTGTACTTTCAAATGCTTTATCAGAAGATATAAATGAAGCTTCACGATCTGCTAAAGTTTTACTAACGGATTCAACACCATATACACTAGATTCATCTTCATCAAATTCGAAAGCTTTAGATTTTCTTATAGCAGCTTCTCTTATAGAAAGAGCATTATCTACAATTTGTTTATGGTAATCATGTTGTTTACCTGAAGGATTTTTAATATAAACATCTAATCCAGTTAATAAAAGATTAAATATGTTATTTATTAAACCGTGTGTAGAACTATCGTGTAAATCTGAAATAATAAATTTATCAGCATCGGAAGGAGAATGAACTTTGAGCATACCTGTTGTACTATTAGCTTCTTGTTCATTTAAATCTCTTTCAGCAGCTCTTAATTTTTTAAGCTGATCATCAATATTTTTTACACTTTCTACATCTTTACCTAAATATTTACTACTTAAAGATTCTAACTTTAGAGTTTTGGCATCTTTTTTAAGTAAAGCTTCTCTTTTCTTTTCTAATTTTTGACGCTGTTTATTTAATTCAGATCGTTCAATTTCAAAAATATCACTAGAAATAGAAGCATCAAAAGCTATACCAACTCCAGCTCCAAAATATTTATCTTCATTTTCAAAGTTGTTAGAAGTTAATTTATTTTTATAACTAGCCAGATCTGTTTGGAAAGAGATCCATTCCTGAGGTTCAGCTTTAGAAAATTCTTTAATTGTGTTGTATAAATAATAAGCTACGATTTCCTCAGTTAATTCTCCAGTAGGAGATGGAACTCCTTCGAAGAATTTAGAAAAATTATCAGATTCACTATCGAGTAATGATGCTAATACATCATCCATTTCTTCATCAGAAGCAATCATCATAACATTATGAATAAGAGCTTTCTTATTTTTCATAATGAATTTTTTAGCTTCAGTACCTAAATTAACTGCAGCTTGTGCTTTATCTTTATTCCAAGTTTTATTATAATATCCTGCTTTGAATGTAGGATTGGTTTCATATTCAGTAAGAATCTGTTTATAAGAATTCTTTAAATCGATGCCTGTAGCAAGACGATCATTGATAGCACTATATCCGTTAGAATATTCAAGAACTTCTTCTCTAGTTCTATCAAGATGTTTTCTAATAGAAGAAACTTTTTCCCATTTATTACTCTTATAATTAAAAAATTCTTGTTCAGTTCTATTGATACCAGCATCGATTTTTGCAAGTTGCCAAGGAATAACTTCTGTTAAAGCTTTATGAGCAGCATTATCAAATGGATGCACTTCTGACGGATCCATATCATATTTGCCAGACTTTAATTTAACATCATTATCTACATGAGCCCAACCAGCGAGTTGTTTTAAATCTATTTTATTTCCAAGACCAAATGGTAATTTACCTAATAATTTTTCTAAACCAGGAGCTCCACGTTTTGATATGGAACCTAGTTTACGATTTATAGCACCAGGCAACCCTTCAAGTTTAGAATTTAATAATCTTGTACCATAAGAAGATCGACCACCAGTGATAGCGTCTACAGCAGATTCAAAAAGCATATCAGATATCATGTTTTTGAGAGCACCTGTACCGCCACCCATATCCATCATCATATCGATCATTTCTTTACCAGTGCCAAGCATATCAAATGCTCCACCAGCAGCTTCAGATTTCATACTATTAAAGAAATGTTTCTGAAATTCTCCAAGATTAAATCCACTTGTTTTACCATTTCCAAATATTGTTTGGAATTTAGATTTTCTGACATCACCAGGTTTCTTAGGTTTGATTTGAGACCATTGAGCATCTCTAACTTCTTTAACCATAGCGGCTAAATCTTGAGAGAATGCTAATTGTTTAGCAGAGAATTCCATTTGAGCTTTTATAGAAACATTTCCCTGCTCAATGATTTTACCAATATTTGTTGCAATATTTGTCATCATCAACATTTTCTGTCGATGTTGTTCTTGAGAAATTTCAAGATTCTGAGCAAACATTGCTCTATCAGATTTAATTTGAGTTTGTGTAGCACCAACGATTGTAGCATTGGTTTTTTCAGTAAGTTTTGTATTTAATCTAGCATTAGCGTAACTTGATTTTACAACGGCAGAACCGACATTTAAAGTAGCTCCAACAGAACCGCTATCATCATCTGATCCGAGATTAAAATTAGAATCATCTCCACCTACATCAGAATCAAATGAAACATTATCACCGCCAAAGTCGAACCCATCATCACCAAACATATCACCGAACATTTCTTCAGCATTATTACGTTCGTCTTCAGTTTTTACAAATTTACCAGTTCTTGCTGCTTCTTTAGCATCTTTAAAAGCACTTCCAAGTATATCTTTACCAATATTATAATATTTTTTAGATTCAGCTTTCCAGTTAGCAATATATGCTTTTGGATCAGTTGTAGAAGTTGTATCAGGCTTAAATTTTTCACCAAGTTCAACAGCTTCAGGATATAAATGTTTTCCAGTTTTAACACCAAGATTAACTACAGATTTTGCAACATTTTTAAGATACCCTTTTACTCCTTTAGGAGCCTTGGTATCTTTATTAGTTTTATCAACATTTAAAGGGAAGAATTCGTCTCCACCAGTAGAGAAAGAAAAATCATCATTTCCAGAATTATTACCTTTTTTCATATATTTGCTCCTTTAAAGGACATATTTTACTTATTAGTAGTATATAGAAATGTCTTTTAATAAACTAATACCAGACTTACATTTTTATATAAATATTTGGAGGATTCAACCGAAATGAAACTTTTTAAGAAAATCAAAGCACGATATATTGCTAATTATATTATTAAGCAAATTCAAAAAATTAGTAAAACTGATACTTGTAACGAATATTTACGTGTTACTGAAAATATAAAGAAATCAAAATATATTTACATAAAATTTAATCTAATGGATGGTGTAAAAGACGTTCAGATGAATTTCATTGAATATTATAATTCTCATAAAAAAGCTGATGAACGAGATTATTGTTATTTCCCAAGAAAATCAATTTTTGAATATTGGAAAATTTATAAAAAACATTTACCTAGTAAACTTTATAAATATCTTGATCTTTTAAGTAAACGATACGATTTTTATGAACCTGAAAAGATTAGAAAACTTGCTCTTATGGTAATAGATAATATTTCTAATTCGAGATATGAACTTTCTGATGATTCAGTTGTATATAATACAATGGTTAATACAGGAATTAATTGTTATAAAATAACTTTAAAACTTCTTTAAAAATATAAGTACTGGGACGAATCCCAGTACTTATTATATTAATTTATTGGTATAAATTATTCACCAACGAACTTATCAGCACCGAATTTATTTTCGCCTGAAAGTTCACTGTACATACCGTCTACAGTTCTTGTAGCTTCGCCACTTACAGCAGATGTATCAACACCATACTGTTCTGTAATAGATTTACGAGTTTCAAGAGCTTTACCGTATACATCACCAGCAGCATTAGAAGCCATACGTGTTGCGATAGTCATATCCAGTTGTTTCTGAACTGTTTCACGAGTAGCAGGATTACCAAGAGGTCCAACATATTTATCGTACATATATGCAGGAAGCATTTGTTCGAAATATGACTGACCAGCAAGACCTGTACCAGCAACAATGTATTTTGCAAGAATATTAACTTCTGGACCATCCTGGAAAATACCAGAAAGAGTAACTGACTGAGCATCAACTGCTGTATCGCTACCGATTTCACCAGAGTTAAATTTAGAAACACCATCAGGAGATGAAGGCCATACTTCATTCCAAAGACATGCATATTCAATGTCACCAGGACGACATGTAGGTCCGAGGAATACGTAAAGCAATGTTCCTGAATAGTTTGGACGGATAAAACGGAGATCCTTACCATACATATGGTGGATACCTGTTACAGGGTCAGTAATACCATACATCCAGTAACGCATAAGTTTACCAAGACCATCACCAGTACAAGTAATAGTATTGAGTGTAACATCTTTGTTACCTTGAGTAAGCTGACCAGGGAAGTCGAACTGTTGTCCATTTGGTCCAAATGTAACTGAACCAGAAGCATTGATCTGGTTATCAGCAATTCCTTCAACGCTTCTTACAGCATTTTCAAGGAAGAACTTAAGATATTTAACAGCTACAGGATCGAAGAACGATGGTACTTTAAGCCATTTTACAATGAACTTACCAGTACGAATAGGTTCGAGAGCACCAATATGGTTAGGATCGAATGATTTAATACCATTCTGAGAAAGAAGATTATCGAATACAGATGATGCCATACCAACGGTTGTATTATCCCAACCGACTACGTTATGGTGCATACCATTGATGCCACCTTTTCCGAAATCTCCAGTATTTTTATACATACCTTCAATCATTTCTTCTGCCATAATTAAGCCTCCTTAACACCATTACGGTTAGCTGTAATAGTACAATTCCAAGAATCAAATACATCAGGGAATGTAACGGAAATATCACAAGAAGCTTGATTAAGAAGCTTATCACGATTAGACTGGTATAAGTTATAATCAAGAATAATGTTGTTAGGATATCTATTTTGGAAAATAGATTTCAGTTCTTCACTTGCTTTCTCGATAGCAGCATCAGCACCATCAGAATCAAATGTGTATTTAACAAGAACAAGTTTAACAACACGGCGGATATCATTGATAAGTAATGAGTTTCTAAACTCAGCAAGTTTAGAAATTGATTCTTTATAACAGTTAGCATCTGAGAAGAAATAAACATTCTTTCCAGTATAATTACCAACGATTGTGTTAGAAAGAGCTTTACCAAGATCAGTAGCCCAATAAAGTTTATTAGCTTTAGCAAGTTTGATCTGATATCCCTTAGGAATAGTCTCTTCAACTACCCAGTCGAAAATTGTCTTACGAACGCATCCATAATCATGTTGAGCACCAGCAATCTTAACGAAAGGATGACTAGCATAAATTGTATGAATGTCGTTTGAAAGTTCATATGTACCGGTTACGCGTACATTAATTCCACGATCTGCAGTAATACCACAGTGAGGAATAATAGCAAAGTTTTCACTTGCTGCACTTGGAACGAGAGCAAGAAGCTGCTGAGCAACTGCACAAGCCTGTTCAAGATTATCAGTAAATCCAGTATCCCAAACTACACAGATATCACGACGATTCTGTACAATATTAGCCATAGCTGTTTTTACTTCAAGAGGATAATTTGCATCATAGATAATTCCAGCATCACATTTGAGTACATTTGTGATTGTTGGTGTGTCAATTTCACACTTAAAGAATTTCTTAAGCATATCATTACGATATGTTTCGAGTTCATCACCAGACATAGATTCGATAGCTCCATCAGAACCACCATTCATGTAAACAGGTGTAGAAACATCAACACTTTCACCATCAATAACGACGTTATCGTACTGATTACCAGATTTATCATAACCATTGATGAAATCGAAATCTTCAATAGTTTCAGGAACTGTCATTCTGTTAAGATCAGCTTCGTCAATTCCATTAGTCATAACAGGTTCTTCATTAAGTAATCCTTTAAGATAACTTATGAGTTCGGCATAATTATCCTGATAATATTCAATCTGAATCTGTTTCTTATTCTTAGAATCGTCGAGATTCTGATAAACCTTCTGTAAACCTTCGATAACAGAGATTGTTTTAGAAACCTGAGCACTAGGGTTGAAAGAGAAGCTTAAATCATTACCAATACTAAGAGTAAGAGCTCCAGCTGAAGTTTTCTTCAAAAGGAATAATTCATAACGGCGTCCATCATTAACTACTTCATCACGAGCAAAATCATTAATGAGACGGAAACCATAATCATTACCACATTTACCACGTGCATAATAATACATAGTGAATAATGGGAAAATATTCCAATCAGAGTCACTAGTAATAATATGTTTTTCACCAGCAGCAATTTTAGCACCATTTGCGTATTCTTTTACAGTTTCATCATACTGTTCAACAAGTAATTTGATTCTGTAACCAGAAGTTGTAGCATTTGTAACTACCTGATTTTCACCATTTAAAGGCTCACCAGTATCAGGATCAACTCCTGTAGTAGGAACAGATGAAACAACAGTGATAGGAATTTTTTCACCAAGATCATCCTTAGCGAAATTTCCATACATATCACGCTTGTAAAGTGGAATATCTGATTCTTTCTTAATTGCTACCTTAAAAATAAGGTGAGCAAGTTTTGCATCTTCAGGAAGAAGACGACATAAATAAGCTGTTGCTCCAGCTTTCATTACGTTTTCAGCGATAAGGTTCTGAAGACCATATGCCTTTGAATCGGCGAAGTCTGAACCATATTTTTCAATAGCTTCGGCGTAACCACCAGTCATTTCACGAATAACATTATCTTCACCATCTGATGCAAAAATAGCATGTAATGAAGGTAAAATTGAGTGAGCTACCGGTGTGCTAGAAACACTGCCTATAGAGTTATCAATGACTTCAATACTGTTGATACCGAAGCCTGAATCTTCAATAACCATACAATGTCCTCCGGAGGATAAAAATAAAAAAAGTTGTAATATTACAAAACATTTGATGCTATAACTCACAATTATCGCACCAATGTAGTTTACATTGTAAATATATTATAATGTTGAAAAATACCAGTATTGTTCGTTTATTTTTAAATTATGTATATATTATAATAATGTAAATACAACAAATTTGTATAATTCATAATTATGGGGGTAAAAAATTATGAAAATTAATAACAAAAATGTGATTTCAATGTTGATGGTAACATGTTTATTATTATGTATTTCGATGTTCGGAATATTAATATTAACAATGAATGTTATCGATAGTGAAGTTGCACCTATCAATCAAGTTGAATTCGAAGAGGAAAAAGTTCTTGAAAAAGAGGATATTAAATGGGATGTTTCATTTGATTATGAAAAACTTTCTCATTATCTTCTATCTGATGAAATGTTGGAAGAAAATTTCTATTTAGATAATATTCCAGCTGAATATGGTGATGCATTCTTATACTATACGAAAGATAGAAAAGAAATGCGTCCATATTTCTTCTCACTAATGATGCATGAATCTAATGGATTCACAGCATTTAAACATAAAAATAAAGATGGTTCATATGATTACGGTCCATCTCAATTAAATTCTAATAACATTAAAAATGAAAAATTTAGAAATTGGTATAATCCTAAAGATGAATCCCATATTACTAATAAATATTGTTTTTATATGGTTATGAGTATGAATTTTTATTGGGACCTAGTAAATAAATATGGATACGATTATGCTTTTTATGCTTATAATGGTGGAGAAAGAACTGTAAAATTAATAAAAAATAAAAGCTCGCATTATGCGAGCCTTGTTAAAGCAGTTAAAACATATGATATAGCTGTAAGAAAACAAATGCAACTAGCAGAAATAAATCTTGAAAATTATGTAGTTCAAAAACGTGCAGAGCACATTAATGAACTACAATATAAAATAGCTAAAAGTATTCATAATATCCATTTAGCAGCACTAGAACGAGCTGATAAAAATGAATCAAATAATACAATTCTACAGGATACTAATGAGTTTGGAAATTACAACATCTTCTACATCAGAAGAGAAGATCTTCTTCAATTTGAGATTAAAGAAGGAGTTGTCATAGGTGAGACGATAATTGGCACTTTCAATATATAGTGTAGACAATTCTACGTTTCCTTCAGATTCCAATAAAGCTACATCGATATAAGATTCTGCTATTAAACCATATTCTAATACATAACCCAAGTAGTCTGTGACTATTTGTGGTTTTGTATTATCATTTATAGGAGTATGGTTTATTTTTTCTATATAGTATTTGAATGATAATTCATTCCAGTTAGGAATATCTTCAACAAAATCTCCATCGATTTTTTGAAGTCCTAATACATATTGAATAAAATAATCACAAATATTCAAAACGAATATTTTATAAATACAATATAATTGATAAATGTTTCCTTCAGATAAGTTAATACCAAATGAATTTGAATAAATATTTGAGACTTCTGCACAAAATTCGTGTATTTTTTCTCTATCTTTTTCAGTTAATCTTTCATCGACATAAATTGTGCAGTCTTCCAGGTCCTCGTGATCTGGAAGTCTTAAATATTCTTTTACGAACATTTGAAAATAATCCGTATTATCAATACCAGGATTTATAGTAGCACATTGTTGACGTAAACCATCAATTATACCTTGATATTGTGTTTCATTTAAATCTAAACTTTGATCTTCACCAAAGGTTGTGAAATCGTCTTCATATTCTTCATACATGTCTTCCATTTTTTTCTCCTTAGAATTTGGATTTGAAAAAGTTATTATCTACTTTAAAGTTAAAAGTAAACATATTAACTGGATCTTCTGATGTATCACGTTGTTCTTCAGTTTTAGCTGCGATTTTATCTGGATCGTCTTTATCAAGATTTTCAGAATATTCATGATGGTCTTCCATATGATCTTCAGCAATAGTATCAACATCGATTTCATTACGATCGATTCTTGGTGAATCGTCATAAACATCAATAAATGATTCTCTATCATTCATCAACATTTCATCATTATTCTGATTTGATAAAGCTCCATCCATAGCAGCTTTTAATTGTTGTCTAACAAAATCATTAGATTTATCACGTTGTTTATAACTTTCATTAAGGGTCATAGCAACTCCTTTATTACCCATTACATAATCATAAGCAGCTTGTTCACTACTCATATCGATTTTAGTAAGAGTTGAATTAAAGAATACAGAATCAATATATCTACCTTTTGTTTTACAGAACATAATGAACCATCTACAATATAGATAAGCAATCAATGTATCATCATGTCCACCAGACTGTTTATGGTCAATACGTCCATCTTTAGTAGTAATTAATCCTGCAATTTCATCAGTAATAGTATGATCGTGAATCATGTGACCTTGCTCGATTACTGAAACACGCAACACATCACCATACATAATTTCACGCAAATGATGAACCATTGAAACGCCTAACTGTTCATCTTTATCTTTATAAATTCGAGTAGTTCCAATTAATTCAGCAATAGTTTCAAGAACTGGTACACCTACAAAGTTACGTTCTCCAACAAGTATAGATTTAGGGAACATATAAAGTAAAATATATGCTACAGCTCTTGCAAAACGATTAATAGAATATTGGTTAACTCGCATTGTAAATACTACTTCTGAGTTACAAACATCTACACCAACAAGTGTTGAATAGTCTCGTCTTGTATTTCCACCACAGTCCATACCAAATACAATATGTTGTGATTGAGATCTACAAAGAGTAGGATCGCGATAAAATTTAGTAACATAAATTTTATCAACCATAATAATTTTAAGAGGATCGATGGCCATCTCTTCAAGAGCTTGTACACGTTCTTGTCCTAATGGATGATCCGCATTAGAATCTGACCAGATATTCAATACACCACGATTAAACTCATCGAGACCAGGCATAAGAGCTTTCATCTCATCGAGATAATTCATTGGTTTAGACAATTCATACCATTGATATTCTATTCTTAAGAATTGTTGTCCGGTATTATTGTTTTTAATATAATCTTTTACTTCATCTGTATTTACTCTTATAGGATTACCATATTCATCAAAATCACACTTATCATAAAGTAATTCTGTAAAAGGTGCACAGTTTTGTAAGAATTCATAAGCCCAAGCACCAGTTTTAGATTTTTTATTACCAGCTGTTGTAGTAATAATAATATGATGATGTGAACCATTTCTTTCAGCAGCTTTAGCAACTGTAGAATAAGCAGGAATAGCAGCACCATATTGAACCCAAATATAAGGAATAAATGCGAACTCATCATACCACTGACCCATTGTAGAAGCACCGCGACCAACGTTATTGGCAGCGTCTTCATTCATACCAGGGGCACGGGTTATAACAGTGTTAGTGAAATCTCCAGCACGGTAAACAATACTGTGTTGATTATCAGTATCTGCATTGGATTTTAGATTTAAATAGCTAGGCAACGATTCACGAATATCTTTAACACGAGTAAGATTCTGTGTTACAAGACCATCGTTCTGTGCAAAAAAAGCAGCTGTAAAGTTTTTAGCTCCCCAATAAATTAACCAGGAATAAAAACAAGCTACAGTATAAGATTTATAACACTGACGAGGAATTACTACGTAACTATGTAAATTGTTTAAAAGAGACCAAAGTATAGCAAGAGTAGCTCGAGTTAATTCAAAATCGAGCTTACTATCAGTCATAGGGATTTTAACAATTTCACGGAAATAGTACCATGGATTTTTCTGAATCTCCAAATGAACTCTTAATTTTTGTTCAGGAGTTAAATGATCTTCATCCAGAGGGTCTATATCGTGCAATGTTTCATCATACAATTGAAGAAAGAAAGTATTATTAGAAATACCCATATTCTTCAAAATATAATGCATTTTAAGAAAACTTTTATTAGTTGTATCTGAATGTATCATATATTTAAATGTGAAAAAATAAAAAAAGAAAGAAGGAACAAATCCTTCTTTCTATAATTTCTCAACAAACTTTAATTTGTTGGCTGGGTTAAATCGGGCTGCTGTTGTAAGAGTTCTGCATCTCTTACAAAAGAATCGGCAACTGAACCCAGTGATTCCATAAATGTTTTAGGTCGCGAACAAACATCCAAACACCTATTTACTAAACTGTAATATTTTTCCATATCTTCGTGACAAATTTTTTCACTCATTTTATAAAATTCTGTATCTGAATTTTGTAATAATTGAGCGCAAAGTTCTGGACTCATCTGACCAGATGTAACAGCATCTTAAATATGTTTTACGTATTTTTTCACGTTCATTTGAAATTGTTTCTAAAATACTCATAGTATTTCTCCTTTATAATAATTATAACATTAAGAATTCGTATGAATTCTTTACATTATTATAATATATAAAATAAAATGAGAGGAAATGAATCCCTCTCATTTTAAATTAAACTCTTATCCAATCATTTGTTCATAAACTTTCTAAATATTGGATGAAACATAACAAATGTTAATGGCTTCATATTAAGTTTATTTTTTGCATTAACAAAATCTTCTTTATATAGATTTAGATATTTTAATAATACTAACGTTTTAACATCATTGTCTAAGAAAATATCTACTATAAATGAAGTTTTATTAAATATCAAATCTTTATTAGATTCTATAAAATTTCTAATTTTTTCACTAATTTCGGATTTTCGTTTTACCTCTAAATCGAAATCAAATACGAGTACATTATCATATTTTATCGATTTAAACGCTTGTAAAAATCTATTTCCGGAATTATTTGTAATTAGTATTTTTAATTTATGATTCATATCTTACCTCCATTATTATAATATATAAAAAAAGAGGAAGATACACTTCCTCTTTTTTAATTAAATCTTATTCATCCAAGATAAATAAGATTTTTCTTTATTATTCTTTTTCTTTTTAGATTCTGTTAATTTTTCATGTTTCTTATTATAATATTCTTTATTATTATCTTTTATATGTCTTCTATAATATGGAGTATTATCTATTACTGATAAATTTTGTTTATTATATAAACTCCATTCACCAGGCTCATAATCATCAAAAGTATTAGAAGCATAAATAACATTTTCATTTATAAATTTTTCACCAGATACAGTTCTTAAAAATTTATTTATTTCATAATTTGTTATAGAATCCGATTTCATACTTTTACCAATTTCATATTCAGTATTAAATAAAGTAAATATTAAATCGGCAATTTGTTCAGAATATAAATCGTTAGAATTAAACGATTGAAAAGTATTTTTATTTTTAAGATTTAGTATATTATCAATAAAATATAAAAATTCTTTACAAGCTAATGCAGCTTTTTTATTAGAAAAAAGTGTAGTATTATTTTGAGATTTTATTCTTTGAAGATCATATAAATTAGCTATATAATACGATACTGTATGTATATGTTTTGTAACTTTATAGTCATCAACATCTGATAAATAAAAATCTCTGAATATTTTTCCCAAATATTCCTTAATAACTTTCATTAAGAAATATTCATTTGGAAATAATAAAATACTAATTACAGATTCTTGAAAATACATAGTCATTAATATCAATGCACCATATAAAATGGTCATACATATTACAGTTGAATCTGCTACATTTTTACCATCTATACCGATGGTAACATTTGTAAACATTCCACAAAATATTACAAATAATAAAAATGTAACAAACCGTAACCAGTTTTTAGCTTTTTTCATTCTTTTTGAAATTATACATCCTTCAAAGAATTTAATAAATAATACAATTGATGAATTTTCCATAAAAGTTTTAAACCTCCATAAATATAAAAAGAGACCCCTTAATAAAGGGTCTCTTAAATTCCAATAGTTAAATTAATCGTTTGTAGAATTATTATCGTCATGGACTATATATTCTGAACTGGTTAATACAAGCGTTTCTTTTCCATATTTATGGTCATATGCTTTCTTTTCTAAAGGAGTCATAGTACGTATTTTACCATCTAATGGTTTTTCAGATTCACATTTAACGACAATTCTATCCATCAAATCGTCATACTCTTTTTTCAAAGGTTTGAAGATATATTTATACCCAACATAACTTAAACCTATAACACCACTAACTGTAAGAACGCCTTTAAGTTTTTGTAGCTTTCCAGATTTTTTCTTAGTAGTAGTTTCAGTTTTATTTATACTAGGTAATCTATTTGCAAATGGATTAATAGAATCGTTCCGTCGATAATCACCATCTTTGATTATCATACCAGACATTGTCCGTCCACTATTTTCAAAATCTCTTATCATACGATTAATCTTATCACATTCATTGTAAGCATCGTTGAAATTTTTATTCTCGTTCCACAAATCTAATGTCATAGTCTATGTTTCCGAATACGTTCTCTAATTACTGACAACTCGAGTAAATGCTCGAGAAAGAGAAGTTACGTACTTTCAGATTATCCATTGATGATTGTGACGAGCTAGATCCGGTAAATGTTATAGTCTCGATAGTTCTTCTTAATGGAACAATTTCGATTGTAAAACATTCGCGAATTTTAGCCAAGATCTTCTTCAACATATCCTTACCTCCTATATTAAGATTACACTTTGGATAATCGAAAAGGATTTTTAAATCCTGCCAATCATTCAAATAAACAATATATAAAAGTAATTATTGTTTAACTCTCAAACTGAGAGAGTAAGAATACGTTTTAAAAATCTAAGCTAACTAAACCACGACGCTGTAATCCCATAACAAAGTTATGTTTGAGATCATATTTATCACGATCGCTAACATTGTAAGAAACTACAAAACCATCATCAACTATATTATTAGGTGATTTGTTTTCAGGTTGTTTTAATACGTCTCTAACAAGTTGATCGATTTTGTGTGAATCTCTAGATACAACAGGTTTAGCATAATTTGAACAGTATTTAAGAATTTTTGTCAAAGGTGGAAGATCAAATTTCCAAGCTCTGAAACCAACAGTAAATTGATTAGGAACATATCTAGCTTCAGAAATCATATTTACAAGAGTTCCGTAAACAAATTCTGCAAAATTATTTACAGTTTCACTTACTTTTTCATGTAATTTAATATCTGAATCTCTTACCGGTTTAGTCTGTTCCATCATACCAATTAACTTAGATGTAAGAATCAATAAATTAGATAATTCCATCCAAAGTTTTCTTGATAACTTGCTGTACATGAAGAACATATATTCGCCATTTGCAAGTTTTCCAGGATCATAAATACTGTTTTTACATGATTTAAATTCTGAAATAATTGTCTGAATAAAATCACGAATATTGTAATCTGAAATAGATGAAGCCTTTCTTAACAGATCACCAAAATCATATGGTCTATAGAATTCACGAGTATATGAACCCATTTCTATAGACTTAGAATAATGACCTTTACTATCATATTTTCTATGGAAATTTATCAAAACAGCATTTTCAAAGAAAACTGTAAATGTTTTTCTAAATAAAACAGATGCTTGATGTAAAATAAACTCGTCTTTATTAGAATCACTATAATCTGATATAGCCATAAACATTTGATTAATAAATTGATCATCACACATATAATAATCTTTATTTATGTATTTGAATATTTTTTCAAATGTTTCATGATTCATTGAATCTGTTTCTTTAGCCATTCTAGGATCAACATGAGATTCTGAGAAATTAGCAAAGTAATTTACTTTAGTTACAAGATTCATTGTATCAGGATTTGATACAAGAAGTTTATTATATGAACCAATGAATTTTTGTAAGAAATGTCTCCAGTTTCCAGAAATATTGTAAGACATATCATAAATTTCCATAACAATACGTCTAGCAATCTTTTCACCGAAGTTTACATATTCACCCAATACAGAACGAATATATTCGTCTCTAACAGTTTCGCCAGAATCTAAGAATTCAGGTAACTCATCAGGAAGTTTACAATTATTCATCAACCAGCTAATTATTTTATGCATGTCTAAACATACTCTATAATTTACGACTGGAATAGAATCATAAATTGATGATCCAACGGTAAGTGAAATTCTTTCAATAAATGGCTTAACTTTGAAAGCTATAGAACTAAGATTACTTGTAGAATAAAAACAATCTGATCTATGAGCTGTATATTCTATACAGTTTTCAACATCAAATCTGAAATTAGATTTAATATTTTGAAGACCAAATCTTAACTTAGCTATTTCATCAAAATATTCATTTTTATTTAAAATAGCCGGAATATCACTATTGTGATTATCATGAAGAATATTTATGATAAATCTTCTAAAACATACTTCATCTTCTGGATTATCAATAGTTCTGATTCCATTAGTTTTATTATACTCATTAACCAATTCTTCTTCAACTTTCTTATTATCAGTAAGATTGTTCATTGATGTTACAAATGGTGAATATAATGAATTTTCATTAATCTTTACCATTTCTTCAATAGCTTCTTTATATTTATCAGGATTTGCTGATTTAAGTTTAACAAATTTCTGATAAGCATCCCAAATAATTCCAGCTCCAGCTTCTATACATCTATTAACAGCATCTGTAAAATCGTTATAAGATAAATATAGCTTTTTAGCAGAAATCTCAGGATTTACATAAAGAAGTGTACCAGTATCATAATTATAATCAACATCTTCGTTGAATGAACTGATAACATTTGGAATTGATGTATCTGAAGGATGAACTTCAGAAGCAACAGAATTTTCCATCTGATGTACACCAGGCATATCTGGTGTTCTAATCAATGTTTCCATTATCTTTCTTCTCCTTAGAAGCATTTTTATCATCTTTACGAATAATTTTAATCTGAAAACCAGTTTTGGCTTCATTAACCTGTTTATCAAATGTATTTATAGGTAAAGATGAATTTTTAGGGTTTTTATTAGTATCCATATATTATTGTGTCAAATTGAAAAGAAATAAAATATAAGTAGGTGGTCGAAACCACCTACTTATGTAATTCGCAAGCTTAAATCAGCTAATCAAACTATTATCGATTATTATTCACCAATTTTTGTGAATTCATAACCAATCTTAGAGTTATCCATCTGCTGATCGAAGTTATTTACTGGCATACCTGCATTATCAAGAACTCCTTCAAGTGTGAGTTTAATAGCTGCAGCAGCGAAGTGTCCACGGAATTCACGACCACCAAGAATGATAGCTGTGCGGTTAGGCATATCAGGATCGATAGCTGTAAACATACGGATAGCATGTGGATAGTATACGAGGAATGGATATTCCATTGAGTATGTGCGGAGAGCACCGTATACAGAAGAACCACGTTCCTGCCAACGTTTATCAGTGTTACCTATAATACGTACTGAACGACCAAGGCTATCGATGTATCCACACTTAGTATCAACAGCGAATCCATAGTGTTCATTAACAGCAGAACCTTCAGCCTGTTCCTGGAGGTTAACAGCAGCGTTTTCAAACTTAACTTCAGGGAATTCAGTTACAACAGCGTCGTATCCCATAAGGATCCATTCACGTTTAACTGATGTAGGAATGTTAAGATCAGTATCAGCCATAGCTAGTACCTTGTTAAGGTAGTTCTTAAGACCGAACTTGTAATCCTGCAATCCGAGACCAGGTGTGAACTTAGAAATTCCGAATGAAAGATTGTTCTGGATGAATCCACCCATCTTTCTTGTAAGTTCGAAAGTATCGATATCTACATCGTCATCAAGAACCTGCTTGATGAGGAAGTCTTCAGCTTCGAGTTCGCGGTTAGCGATTGTGTACTGAAGCATTTTATCAGTAGCGTAAGCAGCATAAGAAATGTTGTTGTTACCACCGATACGGAAGTTATCAGCCATATATTCGTTGAGAGAAACTTTTGAGTAGTTTCTGTATTCACATTCACGAATGAACTGGAACTTATCAACACCCATTGTTGGGATATCTGTGATTTCGTTAGCTTCGTTAGAAACTTTACCATCAAACTTGAATCCCTTAATAAGTTTAAGAGCAGCAGCTGTAGGAGCTTTTACGAAGAGGATGAAATCACCATTATCGATATTTACACGCATGTAGATCTGGAGAACGATTGGTTCATCAAAGCCAGCAACATCTTTCAATGTATATGTAGCTTTCATATCACGTTCATTTGGCTGTCCAACCATAATAGAATAGTGGAGTTCTGTACGACGTGTTACAACTTCACCATCTTCACCATTCTGGAATTTAATTGCTGTAAGCTGATAGTTTGGTTCGATACCATACTTCATCTTATTGCGTCCAGATACAGTGAGAAGGTTACCCTTAACACCTGCAGTATCAGAACCGTCAGCAGCGTTGAGAAGGATGAACATATCTTCACCACACCATGTTTCAGGAGCAGTATATGTTCCAGCATTTGTATTAGGTGTTACCCAGTCAACCTGTGGAAGTTTGTTGAAACCTGTGATTTCGCCAGCACGGAAACACTGTGGGAAGAAGAACTTCTGATCACCGATCTGTGCATAGTCGATATTGTATTCAAATTCAAGACGCATATTGTTCTTATTGTCAATATGCTGGAAGATTTCTTCTGAACGAGCAGAAGCAAGCCAACCACCAATAATGAATGGTGTTGTACCAAGTGCAAAACCACCCTGTGAAGATGCGTATACAGCTGTACCGCCACCCCAACCTTCCATACCGAATCCACCCTTATCAACAGCAGCTACTGTTTCACGAGTGTTATCCATAAGACGGTTGAAACGGCCCTGGAGAACTTTGTCACCAGCGAACATTTCAGCTGACAAGCTCTTTGCTTTAGCGAAGAGATTATCATCATCAATGATTCTTCCCCAGCCTTCTTTTCCGAACACTGACTGTGCTCCTACATACTTCTGAAGTTCATGCTGATACTTCTCAAGAGATTTGTAGTAAGACTGAGCGTGATCTTTCTTGTGAGATTCATATACTTTGGCAATATCTTCACGAGATAATTGAGTAAATGTATTAGCCATTTTATTTCTCCTTAAAAGAATAAAGGAATTTAATTTTTACTAACCGGAGTAGATTTGTTATTCTGAGATAACTTACTATCACGTTTAGCTTTATCACTTATCATACTGCTGAGTTTTTTAACTATAGTCTCGTATTGTTTAGTATACAACCTCAACTTAATTAAATTTTCCGGATTTTGTTGCATAATGAACGAATTACGTTCTTCATCTAACATAGATTTGAGTTCACGTAGCTGAGTTAATTCAGACCAGTCAGCGTACATGTTATTATACTCTGTAATCGTATGTTGAATGGAGTCAGACAGTTCATTCAACTCACCAATAAGATAGTTTTTCTGATAAATTTGGGTAAATGGATTTAATGAAGATCCTCTATTTTTTTCTAGATCATCTACACCAGTGGCTCCATCTGACCCATCTGATCCACCATCGGAAGAATCCATATCATCTCCACCAAAATCCCCATCGTCCATACTGTCCATCTGAGAATCAAGTGAATCCATATCATCTTCCATATCTCCTAAACCATCATCACCTGAATCGCCGCCAGAAGATTCTTCATTAGCAGCATCTTCAAATGTTTCTTCTTCAAGAGATTGTTCATAATCCTGGTGAATTATATCATTTTGTTCTATTTTTTTGTCCTCGAGGGACTCTGTGCTATTAGCTTTTGAACCAAAATCTGATGAAAAGCTAAGAATTTTAGAATGATTTATCATAAAAGTAGCCCTAAAGGTATAATTTAAGTTATATTATAATGTAATAAAGAAAAAAGTAAAAGGAAGGTGCTGGTTTTACCCAGCACCTATTTATTTAAAGGTTTAAAAATAAATTAAACTCGAGAGATCTAATATCATCGACGATGAATACTAAATCTTAAGGAGAGTTATACGAATTACACAATTCTAATTTGAAGATAAAGAATTTGAGCTTAATTTATTTATAACCTGTTAAATTAAGCATAAGCTACTTCTTCGTTAAAATCGCAGCTAACATATTCTGTTTCTCCAATAATAAACGATCTATCATAATATGACATTTCAGAGTTAGACCAAACATAGAAATCTTCTGTTTCATAATCACCAGTATCAAGATAATCAATCCATTTATTCCAATCGATATATTCGATAGGAACCTTTTCTTTAGAATTAAGGAAGTCTTCTCTTTCTTCAGTTGAAGATTTAACTTTAATAAGATGATCTTTTGGAGGTGTTTTATGTTTATTATCTCTAATATCGATAATACCTCTAGAACCTTGATTCTGATTAGCATCATCAGTTCCAATTCCATCAGGAATCTTAGGAAGTGACAATGGAGTTGAAAGATAAATATCATCATCGATAATAATACCATCACGGATCTTCATTACAAATGTTTCTGTACCAAACTTATTCTTATAACGAGATTTATTTCTCTTAAACATTAACCAACGATCTTCACCATGAATTTCGATATCGATAAATGCTGACCATGAAACAGCCTGTTCAATACCGTAAGATTCACCAATAAATTCATTAGTCATTTGTGAAATAGCATTAACTCCACCTTGATTCTTTAAGTTTGTAAGAACTGCACCACCAGAACGGTTAATCTGATGAGCCGTAATAACTGGAATATCTCTATTCTTTGCAAGCGAAAGTAAATCATCTGCAATATTCTTTAACTGAAGACGGTTATCTTTACCCATATCTTCCATTCTAGGTTTAATTAAACCTAAATAGTCAACGACACAAGCAATTACACGATATCCTTCTTCTTCAAGATTTTCAATAATAACATCAATTTCATCAACACTAAGAGATCTAGCATCGACATGTAAGAATGAAATATCAATAGGATTTTCTTCTTCACTATTCGTAT